CATCAAGACTGGTCAAAACCCGCTCCGGCAACTCTGGACGCGGCTGAACGTCAACTCCTAATCCTCATCCGCACACTATGAATGAAGCAGCACTAGCCGCAATCATCGCAGGCAGCTTTGAATTGCTCAGGACGCATCTAAACCAGCCGGAAGGGTGGAAGCCTACGATGGCAGACATCGAAGCGTTAAACGCGCGTGTTGACGCAGCAACGCCAGAGGCTGAGAAGAAGGCAGCAAGGCAAAGACTAGGGTTGCTCGACATTGGCGGCGAATGACGCATGCCGCTCACCAAGTTCATCTTTGCGTCTGACGTTCACGGCGACTGCCAAGAGCCGGCGGCGAACGATGCGCTGTTCAAGTTCATAGACATTTGGAAGCCGAAGATACGAGTGTTTGGTGGAGACCTTTGGGACTTCAGGCCATTGCGGAAAGCGGCGAATGAAGAGGAACGCCGCGAAAGCATGGCAGCAGATTACAAGGCTGGAATACGTTGGTTAAAACGATTCCGGCCTCAAGTGTTTTTACGAGGAAACCACGACGAACGACTTTGGGAGCTTGCAGCGGCGGACAAGGGCGTCCAGTCAGATTACGCTATGAGCGGAGTGGTGGAGATAACTAACCTCACAAAGAAAATGGGTTGCAAAATGCTTCCGTATCATCATCGAGACGGCATTTACAAGCTTGGCTCTTTGAAGATGCTTCACGGCTTTCATTCAGGAATTAACGCCGCCAGACAAACCGCTCTGGTCTATGGATCGTCTTTGCTAGGTCATGTTCACACGATTGACGAGCACTCAATTCCAGGACTAGAACGCCGCGTAGCCCGTTCCGTTGGCTGCTTGTGCAAGCTTTCAATGGATTACCAAATACGAATCCCTTCTCACCTTCGCCACTCGCACGGCTTTGCCTATGGGGTGGTCAACGAAAAGACGGGCAACTTCTTTGTGTGGCAAGCCGAGGAAGTAGAAGGCAAATGGGTATTGCCAAGTGACATCGTTGAATTATGAGCGATTGGCTTGACAAGCTAGCAGGCGAGGCAATTGCCGACAAGGTTCCCCAAGGCTTTTATTCTGTTAGACAAATAATGAAGATAAAGGGCTACTCTCGTCGTCACACTTTTGAGATTTTAAGAAGAGAATTAGATATTGGGCGAATCAGAATGGTTAAGGTTAGAATCAAGTCAGGTCAGCGAGAATACCCGACACCGCACTACGGCCCATCAAAATGAATATCTGCGAGCTATGCGGTTGCGGACTTATAATGATGATTGAGCATTGGCTTTGCCCTGAATGTGGACACTGTCAGGAACTTGACTGACGCTTGACTAATCTTCGGGCGTCATCCCGTTATTCTGAAAACCTTGATAGTAATTTCTTCCGGCTCACCTTTTTTGCATTTCGTTTGCGAGACTTCAATTTCGCATTTGTCAGGTGAATCATCAGGGATGACGCCACAGTAGCGAATGAGATCAACGAGGTATTTTTCGCAGAGGTTGTCTTGGTCAATGAGTCTCTTTCGCCTGCTTCCAATGCAGACGCGAAATCTCGCTTTATCTCGTCCTTGAACTTCTTTCGTTGCCAGTGGTGCATTGCTAGGATTTGATTCCAGCTTGGCAACCGCCCCGGAATCTCCATCCGAAAGATTAGCTCGGATGAAAGATTCTGAGGCGTTTGGGTAGCGGCGGATGATTTCTTCACGGGACATGTTTGTTTAGACTTCAATCGCTTTTGATGAACCGAGCCGGACGCTGGCCTTGGTCACTTTCGTTGGTGTTCGCCTGGTATTTCAAAAAGCCACATCATCCACGTTAGCCCCATCATTGTCCGATGGCTGCGGCTCGTCTGATTCTGGCGATTGTTGGGCGTTCCATTCTTCACAATTTGCAATCATTTTTTGAGTCCATTCGGGCAGTGATTGAAATGCGGCATCTCGGCCTTGTGTAATTTCATAAACAACCGATTTGTGAACCTGTGGCGCGATTGTCATTCCTTTCATTAAAGGCGATATGCTGGCAATGTTGCAATAGGTCTTATTTTCCTTTTTTTCGTGAACGATGTTGATCAAACATGGCGCGCCACAGACTTTTGCCAGATCAAATCCAGCAAGCTCTTTTTCTGTAAAAGGCTTTCCGCGCCACGACTTCAAAAACAAATGAGTCTTTGACGGCTTTGAAGGAGAACCAAGGTATGCATTAACAAATTGGCTGGTGGTCATTGGATTTTTCTCGCCATTGACTTCAATTGTTTCGTTTGGAAATTCAAAGCCAAGAACCACTTTGAACGATGGCCTGTAAGCCGGATTGTTGCTTGGCTGAGTGCCAAGTGAAATAACAGAGATACATCGAGCGGGGTGTGTTCCTTCTGGAATGGGTTCAAATGATGATTCGGTTTGTTTGATAATAGGCATAGTTTTGTTTGTTTGTTTTTGTTTAATCCCACGCTCACTTTAAGCGAGGAAAATTGTTTTCGGTTTGCTTGAACACTCGTTGGCTGTGCTCAAGCCAATCTTCGCCATGTTGAACAAGCCGCCCGTTGTGATGATAATCGTCGTGTCCCATTGGAGTGAACAACGCCAGTCCAAAGAGAACCTGTGGCTTGCAAGACTTCCTTTTTAACTCTTCTTCAACCAGCAAATCTAAAGCCTCAACAGTCATGTCTTGATCGTGCTCGTCGTGGCAATTGCGCTTTGTCATGTTGGCATCATCGCAAGGCAGATAATTTATGTCAACAGAAACTTCAAGATTAGTGAAGATTTGTTTTAGTCGGAAAAGCGGTGTTAGCTAGTGGGATGTTTCACGTAAGTATTATTTCACGATTGACAGTTGACACGGTTCGAGTTTTGTGAAATAGTCGCGGTGCTTGAAAGAGCCGGGTCGGAAGCCCGTCAGAAAATTATGCGGAAAACAAACATCAAAAACTCAATGCGTCTCCCGGCGCAATCGGTAAAAAGTGTCGCTTCCTCAGTGGCATTGCATGAGCCGCTTCCAACGTCGGGCGACGCATTGAGTCTTTAACAAAACATGGAATACGATAACTTCATTGACGCAAAAACAAAGCAGGCTATGGCTTGCGGGTTTGAACCTTCTGAAATAAAAGCCACGCTTTTTGAATGGCAAAAGCACGTCGTCAGATGGGCGTGCAGACAGGGGCGGGCAGCTTTATTTGAGGATTGCGGGCTAGGAAAGACGGCGCAGCAATTAGAGTGGGCGCGTCAAGTAGCAGAACACACCGGCGGAAAGGTTCTGATCTTAACTCCGCTAGCGGTTGCTCACCAAACCGCAGAGGAGGCTAAAAAGTTTGGCATCGTCGCTACGGTTGCAGATTCTCAATCCGACTGTAAAGAGTCTGGCATTTACATCACCAACTATGAAAAGCTGGAACACTTCACTCCAGAGGATTTTGTTGGCGTTGTATTGGACGAGTCAAGCATACTCAAAGCATTCACTGGCAAGACAAGGATATTGCTTACCGAGGCATTTAGCCGGACGCCATACCGACTCTGCTGCACCGCCACGCCATCGCCCAACGATTATACCGAGTTCGGACAGCACGCAGCATTTCTTGGTGTTTGCTCGCCCGCTCAAATGCTGGCTACGTTCTTTATCAACGATACTTTCAACACTGGTGATTGGCGACTTAAGGGACACGCCGAGGGAGAGTTTTGGAAGTGGCTAGCGTCTTGGGCTGCTTGCATTTCAAAACCTTCTGACATCGGATTCAGCGACGAAGGATATATCTTGCCGCCACTAAACATGACCACGGAAAGTGTAGATGTTGACGAGCGCGCTAACAATGGCGAAGACTTGTTCAAGCACGTCACGCTTTCAGCCACAACGATGCACGCAGAGATGCGAGAGACAAGCGAGCATCGAGCAAAGAGGGTTGCTGAACTTGTTCACTCAAATAAAGAATCTTGGATTGTTTGGTGTAATACAAACGACGAAGCCGACAAGCTCTCAGAATACATTCCAGAGGCTATCGAGGTTCGTGGCTCTGAAAGCCCGGCAAGCAAAGAGCGCAAGATTGACGCCTTCACAAACGGAGACTCCAGAGTTATTATCAGCAAGCCTTCAATCTGTGGACTGGGACTAAACTGGCAGCATTGCCGAAACGTGGCGTTCGTTGGGTTGTCTTATTCTTTTGAAGACTTCTACCAAGCTCTCCGCCGATCTTATCGCTTCGGGCAAACTAAACAAGTCAACGCATACATCATCCAAGCAAAGACCGAGGGAGCAATTCTCCAAACCATTAACCGCAAAATACAACAACATAAAACCATGCAAGAAAAAATGAAACTAGCAGCGTTAGCGTTCAGCGAAAACAGAATCAAAGAACTAAAGAAAAACACAAACGTCACAATTCAATCTGGTGATGGATGGAAGATTTATCACGGAGACTGCGTCAGGGTTGCCAAGATGATTCCAGACAACTCTATTGATTTCTCAGTCTTTTCTCCGCCGTTTGCCGATCTATTCACATATTCAGACGACCTTCAAGACATGGGGAACTGCCAGAATCTTTCTGAGTTCACTAAGCATTTCGAGTTTTTGATTGAGGAAATAGCTCGAGTGCTAGTTCCTGGGCGCGAGGTTGCTGTTCATTGCGTGGACTTGCTGTCAACGAAGTGGAAGCACGGCAAGATTGAGTTCCAAGACTTCAGCGGAGAAATCATTCGTGCATTTTGGCGTCACGGATTCTTGTTCCACTCTCGCATTTGCATCTGGAAATCTCCCGTTACAGAGATGCAGCGCACAAAGGCTCACGGGCTGCTTTACAAAACTCTGAAGAACGATTCTTGTGACTCCCGCGTTGGATGCGCTGACTACTTGCTTGTGTTTAGAAAGCCCGGCGAAAACCCTCGCCCTGTTATCAAACATCCTGATTCATTTCCTGTTGATTTGTGGCAGGAGGTTGCTTCTCCGGTTTGGATGACCGTTGACCAAGGCCGAGTGTTAAACAGAGAAGGCGCGAGGGATGAACAGGATGAGCGGCACATTTGCCCACTCCAACTAGATGTTGTAGAGAGAGCAATCAGCCTTTGGACGAATCCTGATGACGTCGTTTATTCGCCATTCGCAGGCATCGGATCTGAGGGTTACGCAGCGTTGAATCTTGGCAGAAAGTTTATTGGAAGCGAACTAAAGGAATCATACTTTAATCAAGCTTGCGCTAACCTTAAAAACGCAAAGGCGCAATGTAAATTGTTGTAATTATGCCTCAACGATTTCTAAGACCTGGACTGACTACAAGCCAGCGGTTCAATGCTCCAGATTGGCAGGCGCAATCTCTTTACGTTAGGCTTATCACGCTCGTTGACGACTACGGAAGGTTTGAGGCGCACCCAATGCTTTTGAAGTCTTTAGCCTTCCCATTCAACCCTGAAATCACTTGTAAACAAATGTTAGCACTATGCGAACAGTTGCAAACAAATGATCTCGCGGTTTTTTACGAAGTTGACGGAAAAAAGTAT